CATCGACAATAGTGATTCCGCAGAGAGGTAGGCGTTGGGACTCCTTATTAAACAGCATGAGAGCTGCAAAAAAGCGCCGCGAGGTATCAGGGTCGGGGTGAACCTTCCCACAGTAAGGGCAAGAAAACCTGTCGATATTGTTCAGCCAGTCCTTAGCGTGGTCAGCGGTGATAGTAGACCCGGCAGAGCAGCATGTCCAGTAAATAGAGACTTGGGCCACTTTGAAATAACGGGCACGATCCGAAACATCGAAATGATGAATAGAAAAACCTTCTCTGGCAAGCCGATTAGAAGCGTCCCGGAGGGCAATAGCTGCCTCAGCAAGTCGGGAAGTCAATCCGTCCTGCCTTATACGTCCGCATTGCGGGCATACCCGGGGTCTTCGTTGCCTTTTAGGGCTCAGAGTATCGTAAAGATTGTATCTGCCACTGTCGGGATAATAGCTCAGGGAATATTCCTTGCTGCACTTATTGCAACGTATTTCAAAAGAATGAATCATTGTAACTATTTTAACATATCAGGAGAAAACGTCAATGTCAAAAATTAAAAGGAAGGTTGACGAACGGCAGGGGAACTTATTTGCGTACATGAGCCCAAAAGCTCCCCCGTCTCATGGATTAGGCTCACAGATCAGACAAGCGCTGTCGGCTGCGCTCCGAAAATCCGGCAAGAAAGATGAACTGATTTGCGCGGATATATACAGCATTACAGGCATGGAGGTATCGCCTTCCTCCCTCCGAAAGTGGACTGCGCCGGCAGGGGATTTTGAATCGCCTAATACTGATCATAACGGTAACAAGCGGTGGGGGATACCCGCCGAATTGATACCTGCAATATGCTGGATCACCGGAGAATATGAGATACTTTACCTCATTTCGGAAGCGTCAAATCATAAGGCTATGAGGGGGAAAGAGGTTGTCCATGCAAAAATCGGGCAACTGAAAGAAAAGATATCCCGCGAACAGCATGAATTGAAAGAACTGGAACGCAAACTATTGGAGGAAGAATAATGGTAAATCATGATTGTAGTTTAGGCAGAACAATGACGCCCGGAGAGATATTCGCCGTTTATTTGGATCATATGGCGGTTCCCGCGGCATTGTTTATATGTCGGCATTGTGCAGAATCTTGGGGCCAGGCTAATGCATCATTTGGTTATAGATTGGCCGGTCTCGGTGATGCTAAGTTTGTCGGCGATTTTTTTAACAAAATATCCGATGTTCAAATAATCCATAGCGCCTACGACGGCGCCGCAGTGGGCGCACTGTATAAAATAGAGCCTGAAGTTGGAGTGTAAGGGTTTGGCCTCTTTAACCTCAAATTCAGTGTTACCGCACTTAATGCATGTTGATGTTGCCATGATTGAAACCCCCTTATTTAGACTTAGAAGAATAATCAACTATATCACACTAAAACGGAGATGTGAACTATGAAGGAATGGCACTCAGCAAAAGAGCTGGCAGGCACTACAGGGATCCCGGGGACAAAAAGCGGGGTCGTTAGAAAGGCCCGTAACGAACACTGGACATTTAGGGATGTGCCCGCGCCGGGCGGCCCTGGAGGCAAACGCAGGGAATACCACATCTCATCCCTGCCCGAGGCAACCCGGATAGCTTTGCTTGAAGCAGAGGCAGGCATAGTCGCAATGGATGCCGAGACTATGCAGCCTGCCACACAGGATCGGATAATTTCCCTTTCTCCCGCCGAATTATCCGATCCTGTGTGGCAGGCAAAGATAGCCTGCGCACAGGCATTCAATAACTGCCCGGCCTACAAGGGTAGGGAAAGGCTCCTTGACAACCTGGCAACAAAATACAACAAATCAAAGCTGCAGATCCGCCGGTGGATTGACGATGTTGATAAACTGAGGGCGCGCACGGTACACCGCATTACGCTCGGGGAAGAACGGGTGGAGCTGCCGGAGTCATCATCATTCACGCCGGAGGCGCTGGCCTGCGGGTTGCTTGCTTATGCGAACGATATGAAGGCCGGGATGCGGGCGGCATACGAAAAAATACGGGCGCAATCCGTAAAAATTCCGGGTGGGCAGGATAACGCCTGGAAGATTGGAGAATATGTAAGTTTTACCAGACTCGTGAAGAAGATACCGCCGTCTATCTGGCTGCGGATCAGTAGAGGGGCGACAGGCTTTGAACTGCACGGATTACCGAAAATCATCAGACAATGGACTGCCGTACCAGTACAATCAGTTATCTGCGGAGATCAGAAGATATTTGATTATGCAACTTACGACCCCGAGACAGACAGCATCATAAAACCAGAGGGCTATTTCTGGATGGATTGTTCGTCCAGAATGATTACCGGGGTCTGGATAGAACTCAACCATTACAACCAGCTTACCGTAGGGAATTCACTGCGCGAGGCCCTGAGGTATGGTGTGCCTGATGAGATTTTCACGGATTGGGGCAAACCGGAGGGGTCGAAGCATATCACAAAAATACGGCAGGGATTAGCCGGATACAGCAATACGGACGATTTTGCGGCGATGGCCGAGAAGTACGGAGACATCCCTATTGATGAGGGGGTAGAACACAGGAAGGCACAGCCGGGCAAACCCTGGGGGAAGCCGATCGAAAACATCATGAATATATTTGATATACGGCTTCGGGCAAAAAACCTGCCCGGATACCGGAAACGCAACACTGAAGACCCCTGGGCAAATAAAGAGCAGCAGGAACTGCTGAAAAAGCAGGCAAAACACGGCGGTCTCATGCGCATACAAGACTTTATCACTGTCGTTTTTGACGTTGTAGACGAACACAACAGGGCGGAAAAGCAGCTCAAAGAAGGCGGGAAAATAGTGCCTTTTGATTTTTTCCTTGACGGCTTGAGGAAACAACCCAGGACAAAGTTTGACGACCGCACACTGGATTATATCTGCCTGCCGACATTCGAGCGCAAACCTCGACAATCATTGGTAAATGTCACAGTCCGCGCAAATGACCACAGATCATATTACTCACCGGCTCTCTCCGGTCGCAAGGATGCAGTGCGGATCTGCGTTGACCCATACGATAGGCAGGCTCCGGCATCGCTTATTGACGCATCCGGCGAATTTATCGACATAGCCGAACCCTGGCATGTCCAACACCCTGACGACCGCGACAGTTTGGCAATCAAGCGCGCGCACCAGGCTCGGATCATGAAATGGGTCAATGAGCAGGCCCGGCGCGTAAGGGAAGGCTTTGATCTCTATAAACCTGAAGCCACAGCAAGGGAAGTTATAAAGATCACCGGCGCCACGGCCACAGCAAAGGAAATTGAGAAAGAGCAAAAGGTTTACCAGTTGAAAAAGTTTGAAGAGAAGCAGGAAGCAGATCGCTATAAGGTAATGGCAACAGAGGAGCAGAGAAAGCTGGAACAACAGTTTTCTCTGCATGGCACACAGGATATTGACCCCTGGAGCCTGCCCGACGGGAGAGATAAATTTGCCTATTACATGAAAATACAAGGTTGTCTCGAACTCAATAAACCATTAACAAATATGGAAGCCGATTTTTACGCCCGATATCCCCAGACTGGAGACTACAGAATGTGCAAAGACCTCTTTGAGGATTACGGAGAAATATACTTAGCGGGAGGAACAATATGATAGAAAACAGGATCAGCGATACCATAGCGCCGCTGAAGAACGTCGCCATGTGCGGCAGGGCGCTGGATCGTGCCATAACCAGACCACAACACCTACCCGGGATGGTCTGTTTTTACGGGCCCAGTGGGTTTGGGAAGAGCTTTGCCGCCGCTTATACGGCAAACAAGTATCAGGCTTACTACATCGAATGTAAATCAACATGGACAAAAAAGGCCATATTGTCAGCAATCGCCCGCGAGATGGGGCTGGTGCCGGCGCATACAATGTATGATTTGACCGAGCAGATATCAGATGCCCTTGTCAGGACGGACAAGCCGCTTATCATCGACGAAATGGATCATATAGTCAAGCGCGATGCCGTTGAGATTGTAAGGGATATTTATGAAGGGTCTCATGTCCCGATGCTGCTTATCGGCGAGGAAAATCTTCCGAACGACCTGGTGAAATGGGAAAGATTTCATGGAAGAATCCTGGATTTTGTCCCAGCACAGGCCGCCGATGCGGGAGACGCAAAGGTACTTTCAAAATTTTACTGCCACCGCGTATCTATCGCCGACGATCTGGTTGCAGAGGTGGCAAAGAGGGCAAAGGGCAGCATACGGCGTATTTGCGTCAATCTTGCCAGGATAGAGGAGGAAACGCTTAATGCCGGCAAGACCGCAATTGAGATGTCCGGCTGGGCAGCGCTAAAAAAAGGATTCTGGACAGGCGAAGCTGTTGTACGCAAGGAGTATGTGCGATGAGGTGCCCGGTAAATATGGCAAAGCCTTTTGCTAACCGCGACGATGTCTGGAAAGAGATGTGTAATCTCAAGCTGTTTACCACTTCCCAACTCTTACGAAAGATAAAAATGGATAAAACTACAATAGATCAGTATGTAAGAAGTCTGGTTAAGGCGGGGTACATGGTGCGGGAACCTGTATCTGCCGAATTATCCGCCGGGAAAGGTGTGTGTGCGATACGGTATCAATACCGGATTGTACGTGAATCCCTTGAAGCTCCGAGAGTAAGAAAGGATGGAACAACGGTCACACAGGGTCAGGGCAGACAGAATATATGGAGATCCATGCGCATTTTGAAACGGTTTGACCTTGCTACCATATGGGCTGTGTCCGGGACTGAGGAACACCCTGTGGCACGAGAAGAGGTAAAAACATATGTTCGGTATCTTACCAAAGCCGGGTATCTGAAAAAAATGGGCGAAGGAGAAAAGGCGGTATACATGATAATACGGTATACCGGCCCGAAAGCCCCCATGATCCAGAGGGTCAAACAGATATGGGACCCGAATTTAAAAGAGGTTGTATGGCCGATAAAAAAACAGTGAATAGTGAATGGTGAACAGTGAATAGCCGGGAGATTAACAAAAACAGCAAGGAACTGTTGCAACAGATGGTTGAAAAGCTCGGCCTTCAGGAAGTGGCTAAACAGATTGGGTACAACAAGACTGCTGTATGTCATGTCCTGAACGGCAACTACAAAGGCAAACCGGACAGAATTCTCAAGGCAGCAGAAGAGAAATTTTCGCAATCCATCGTTGAATGTCCGGTACTCGGAGAGATTACCCTGAGCAAATGTGTTGAAGAGCGGAACCGCCCGTTTGCTGCGGTGAATCCGATCAGGGTAAGGCTGGCGAGGACGTGTCCGAAGTGTAAGAAAGGCAGTGAATAGTGGAGGGTGAACAGTGAATAGAGAGACGAATAGAGACAGGGTATTAAATGGCGTTAATCGGGTACCGCAGAATATGGATGTGCCCTGGGAGCCGATTGAACTCAGGCAGTTCTGGGCGATGGCACGGGCGGTGGGGATGAGCAAGGAATCGGTGTATAACCTCATAGGAAAAATGTTTCCAGGTAAAGAAAAGCTGCACGCCCTCACAAGAGATGAGTTTATCCGGCTCATGAATGATCTTGAAACGAAGGGGGTAAGGGATCAAGGGGTTAAAAATTCGATAGACAGGTATTTTGCCGGGACGCCAATGGCAGCTCCCTGGAGAAGGATCAGATGGCTACAGAGGCAACTTGGGTGGGGCGACGAGCACCTTAAAGGCTATATCAAATGGCACGGGAAAGATACAGCCAGGTGGATAGATCACATAGGCTGGCTGACAGTTGATAAGGCACGCGGAATTATAACAGGCATGGAAAAGATGCGACACAGCAAGAAATACAGGCTGACCAAAGAGGTGGTAACCGGGAGGGTTAGCCAGCCTTCCAAATAAAACCGTTCAAAGTTCAAGGTTCAAGGTTCAACGTTGAACATAGAACATAGAACGATATAAAAAAGGAGGACAACATGTGGTGGTGGATAGCGATATATATTGTAGCAGCGCTGGTGGCGATGTGGTTTTTAGGAGGATTTATAGCCGCAGGGAGAGGGAAAGATGAAGATTGACAGATTCGAAAAAACGCTTTGGTCGATTGCACTCGCACTGTTGTTTCTTCTGGTGTGGGCGCAGATAGATATGAAACTTGAATATGACGAAATAAGATTGAAAAGGCAATTGGCATATAAGGAATTCCTGGACGGCGGGAAACGGCCCGGAGAGTGGGCAGTAGCGTACCAACCCTCCAGCCTTCCAAATAAAACCGTTCAAAGTTCAAGGTTCAAGGTTCAACGTTGAACATAGAACATAGAACATAGAACATAGAACGATATAAAAAAGGAGGTATTATGCAAAAAAATGGGAAGAGAATAAAAGAAAAGATCGACACACCAGAAAAAAGAGCAAAGCTGCTTTGCGAGATGACAAAGCATGTCGGCGAAACAAATGCAATCAGCATGGCTGAACTGTACGAACTGGTATACGATAAACCCTGGGCAAACAAGATCAGCGATACGCGATATGTGAGGTATTTAGTGACCACGCTTAGAGATGAGGGCATAGCAATATGTTCAACGTCCAACGCCGCATATGGTGGTTACTATCTGGCGGCAGCGGGCAGTGAGATACACGGCTATCTGAGGCGCATGGAAACCAGGGCATTAAAAATACTCAAAAGAGTATCGACGATAAAACGCTTAACGCTGCCGGAATATCTCGGACAAATGCACCTGCGCATGACGGCTCAACGTGTAAAGGAGGAACCTGATGCAGCATAGAATATCCGAATATATGAGGATACTCAGTCTTATCACCGACGAAGCGGAGGGGATACAGCGTCAATATGACAACGAAATAGACGCAGTAGCAAAGAAATACGCTGCATCGATCAACACGCTCAAGGAAAAAGCAGCGGGTATTGAAAAAGAGATGCTTAAAGCGGCACACCAGGCGAGAAAAGAAATATTCGGCGCAAGCGATATATATGCAACAGAATACGGGCAGCTTCTACGTGAGATTGCCGAAAAGGTTACCATCCCGCGAGACGCCATCACAAAATGCGAGGAATACGGGTTTAATGAGGTTGTTGTAATATCAAAAGCATTAGATAGGGCAGCCGTTGAGAAGTGGCCTGACGAGAAATTGTTTTTGCTGGGCGCGAAAAAGCGCATTATTGAAAAGATTGTATACGAAAGGAGGAGAGATGTTGGAAGAGATAAAAAGTAATGATTTGAATGAAGAGCCGGATGCCGAAACAAAAGGATGGCAGAATTTAGGCAAGGACGAACAAATAAAATATGAGATTTATAAAACAGAAATGGAAGCCAAAGTCAGGGGCGCTGCCATGAGAGAAAATCTGGAGAGGGTGCTCAGGGTTATTTTTTTGAGAGACACAAAGGCCCGCTTAAAGCCGCTTGGCTTATGGACAAAATGGTGTATTGACACAGGGTTGGATGTGAAGCAATGCCAGCGTGATTTGGACAAAATCGGAGAGTTTAGACAAGATGCACTCCTGAATTTCGGGAGTCATGTAGGGTATGACTTGAATAAAATTAAATACTTACAACTGGGGGATATAGACACACTCTCCCGAAAAACGGGAGTTGAGGCAGTTATCGAAAACAATAAGTTCATTATAGATGACCACGAAATAGACTTTACCCCTGACGAGGTCAAGCTTATTATCGAGGCCAGAGACGAGAAACTTCGCAGGGCTGAAGAAAAAGCAGAGGAAGAAAAGAAATCACTGGAAAAAGAACATCAGGAAGCCCTCAGAAAGTTAAAGAAGACCATTCGGGTGCTGGAGAAATTTAAAAAAGCCGCCGACGATGAGGGCATATCACCGGAGGAAAAGGCCTTTCTGGAACAGATGGATGCAATTAAGATGCGCTTTACTGAGGCGGTACAGGAATTTTATAAGATGGCGCTTGATACGGAAGATATGACCGACCCAATGAAAGCGGCGTGCAAAGCAACGCTTGAATATATGCACCTGCTGCTTGATGGAGAGGGGTAACAGGGAGGTGAAGAAATTATCAACAAACATATGAGGATTTGAAAGGTCGAAACCCGGCGGGACGGATAAAACCGCCTGCACGGGTCTTGCGGTTTATGCCCCAGCTGACGAGACCGTAGGAGGATAAAACCGTTCAAAGTTCAAGGTTTAAGGTTCAACGTTGAACATAGAACATAGAACATAGAACGATATAAAAAGGGAGGACGAATGGCGTACTTTAACGATATAGGAGATAAATTAATATATCTGAAGGAATATTGTGAAAACTGCGGGCATTTTGGCAACAAAGGTTTTGACAGGGGTTGCCCTGTGCTGGATGTGCACGCCGTTTTTGCTATGGACAGATTTTACATAGCGCAGCTCAATACTTTGCTTGACCGGCTGATCCCGAGAAATGCCCGCCACGAGAACGAGCGCTGCACCATGTTTGCGGCAAAGGAGGATAGCCTGTGATATGCCCGAAATGTAACTCGGCAGAAATGCAACCCGACCATGACCGGATACGCGGTATTGAGATATATTTCTGCTGGAAATGCGGAGAAAGGATATATCCCGCATACCCGAGGCGAGAACCAAATGACGAAGATCAGGTAAGATCGGCACATGCCTGCCCGATGCACAAGGGGAAAAAAACGAACGGGAACAAACATCGCGCACTTGTTCCCGGCATATGCAAAAGATGCGGTGATCCGTTCGAAGGCGGTCCGAACAGAAAGTATTGTGAAGATTGCATAGATGTTGCGAAGCGCGAGTATAACGAGGTGTATTACAAAAACCGGAGAGCAGCGTGACAGATCAAAACATCACTACATCTGGGATTGCCTGTTGGAACTGTGATGGAATAATGAAGAGATATGGACAGGACAGCTTCTACTGGTATTACAATTGCCCGCTCTGCGGCATGATAACGGTAGAGTTAAAGGACGATTATCCTGGGAAAACAAAGGTGAGAGATGCCGGATAGAACCCTTGACTGGGTAAGGGACGTAGAGATTGAGGATTTACTCGACAAGGATGTGAAGCTTGTCTACGACCACTGCGGCCTTGATATCCTGATTAAATTATGGGAGGAATTCCCGTCCATGCCCATCTACATGTCAACCTCGCCTCTCAACCAGATTAAAGAACGGTACATCAAAAAGTATTGCAACGGGCACAACATCAAGGAGCTTTGCCGGCTCCTCGACGTGTCTGAACGATTTGTCTACAAAGTATTAGAGAAAAAGGGCGTCATTCACAAAGGCCAGGAAGGTCTTTTCCCCGCCGGCGTTTCAGACTAATAATTCCTGAACAGTTCAATAGAACCAATATATTAATAAGGTATACAATCCCCACAATGGCACACCCACACTACATGATGGTTTATGGCCGTGAAAGAGAACTTTGAACCGACATTAAAGTTTATTCTTAACGCAGAAGGCGGATACACCGTTGATCATGCAGGCCCCACACAAATGGGTCTCACGCTCAGGCTGATGAAGGCGCTGCGGCTCGATCTTGATCACGACGGAGACGTGGACGGGGCAGACGTAAGACTTGTTACTGTCGATGTAGTCCGTCAGGCATTCAAAAAGGAGTTCTGGGACCGTGTCGGTGCGGATAAACTTCCTGCCGGCATAGATCTCCAGGCCGCAGATTTTGCATACAACGCCGGGCCTATGGCGGCAAGCCAGATGCTGTATAACCCGCTTGACCCGATACTGATCCGCGAGCGGAGAATAGCGTTTTATGAGAGTCTTTGCAAACGAAACCCTGCCAAGTATGCAAAATACCGCCACGGTTGGATAAACAGGGCAATGGGCGCATACGAAGCGGCAATGCGATTGTAACGATATAAAACCGTTCAAAGTTCAAGGTTCAAGGTTCAACGTTGAACATAGAACATAGAACATAGAACATAGAAGGAGGGGGAGCGATGATATTCAATCAATCACTGAAAGAGTTTTTCAGGTCTAAAACCAACTGGACAGCAATTGTAATGGTTGTTTCCGCTGTGGCCGGGTATATCTCCAAAGAATATACCATAGCAGGCGCGCTTACCCAGGCGCTGACCGGAGCGGGCATGCTTTTCATACGTGACGCGATAACAAAGGCTTGAGCAATATGGGATATTTGCAGATAGCCCGCATTCTTTGCCCTTACCTGATCGGCGCCGTAATCGCCGGAGGATGCGCATGGAAAATACAGGGCATCCGCATGGATGCATTAAAGAACCGCCTTGCCGTGCAAAAAGCAGAAATATTGTCCTGCCAGGATGCGAATAAAGTATGTGGAGAAACAATAATAAAATTAAAAGCAGATATTCAAAAAGCGACAGCAAACTGCGAAAAACGGATTTCTGTCAGGAATGAGCTTATGGATCGCATCAGGGAAATAGACGAACTGAAGCCGAATATGCCAGATACAACCCCCCGGCCAAATCTTCCGGGGGCAGGCAAAGAGGGGAAATATGTGGAAAATGGTCTTACCGGCGGCACTGATCCTATTCTCTATGAACTTAACAGGGTGTGGGTCGGTCCGGCAAATAAGTAGTATTGAATATGTAGAAAAACAGTTACCGCCTACGCCAGTAGAGCCATGCTATTACCGTGTGACATGGGATAAATGCAGCGATAAATACTGTCTGAATAGCGAGGGTGCAAAAGCTCTGCTTAAAAATATTGAACTTATGAAGGGATATGCGAGCGAACTTAAAATTATATTAGATGGGGCGCACTGATGTACGGGTGGCAAATCATTGCGATATGCGCAACTCTCGTTACAGCGTGCAACGTAATTGTGATGGCGTACGTAAAGTACATTATAACCCGATCGCTCAGCCAGATTGACGAGAAACACGCCGAAAACAACAGAAAAGTTGAGGCAGTGGAGCGACAATTATACGAAATAAAAGCTGATCTGCCTATCTGCTATGTGCGTCGTGAAGATTTTATCCGCAATGAGGTCGCGATTAACGCCAAACTCGACCGTATTTATGATCGGGTTGAGAAGCAAACTAAAAAGGGGGAATGATGGATATCGAAAAAGCCCGAAGAGAAGAATTGCGATGGCTGATACTGCGCGCACTCTATGCAGCCCAGCCTGTCGGGACATCCGAAGCGATTATTAAAAATGTAATTGAGCCTGTAATTCTTGATGTGACCATTATGGATATACGTCGGGAACTGGATTATTTAAACGAGCGCGAGCTCGCAACAGTCACAAAACGCGATACCCCCATATGGTTTGCAAAGATTAATAACCACGGCATAGATATTATTGAGTACACAGTTGATTGTCATCCAGGCATAGCCCGTCCAAAGAAATACTGGTGAGCAGATGCCACAGAGATCAAAGATATTAACGCTGCCTGATAACGTTAAAGCCGATCTAAATAACAGGCTGATTTCCGGGGGGTTTGCCGGATATGAAGCCTTATCTGAATGGCTTATCAGCGAGGGCTATGAAATATCCAAGTCGGCTCTGCACCGTTACGGTACGGAGTTTGAACAACGGCTGGGCGCCATAAGGGTTGCAACAGAGCAAGCGCGGGCGGTTGTAGACGCTGCAGGCGATGATGCCGGAGTAAAGAGCGATGCGCTGATGGCGCTCGTGCAGGAGAAGGCATTCCAGGCGCTGGTCAGGATGGAGGAGCCGGGCGACATGTCTCTGGCATCGCTCGGACGCATGGTAGCAGATTTGAGCCGCGCGAGCATTGCACAAAAGCGATGGATGGCTGAAATAAAACAAAAAACCGCAGCAGCAGCCGAAAATGTAGAGAAAAATCTTGCCGGGGCCATAGATGAAGAAACTTTAAGAAGGGTGAGAGAGGAGATATATGGCATTGCAGGGTAATCATTGGCAAGATTTAAACAAAATTCAGCCTCAATCACGGAAGAGAGAAACATCCCCTGCTGTTGTGCTGTATGATTATCAGCAACAATGGGTAAAAGATCAGGCTAAGTTCAAGGCCGGCATGATGTCCAGACAGTGCGGGAAAACGTTCACGGCAACGTTTGAAATTGTGAATGACTGTTTGGGAAAAGAATCCCGGCGGCAGAAATCCCGCTGGGTAATCCTGTCGCGTGGAGAAAGGCAGGCCAGAGAAGCTATGGAAGAGGGAATAAAAAGACATTTGGCTGCTTTCAGAACAGGCTTTCGGGCGCTCGAATATGACTGGGAGCCGACTGTGCGGGCGTTGGAGGTAATATTGCCGGGGGGCTCCAGAATTACCGCTTTACCTTCCAACCCTGATACAGCAAGAGGTTTTTCAGCTAATGTTCTCCTTGATGAATTTGCCTTCCACGCCGATTCACGCAAAATATGGCAGGCGGTTTTCCCTATTGTCTCCAAACCGGGTTTAATGCTGAGAGTTATTTCAACACCAAACGGCAAAAGCAATAAGTTTTATGAGCTAATGACAGATCAGAGCGGCACATGGTCGAGACATACGACAGATATATATCAGGCAGTCGCCGATGGGCTTCCCAGAAATATTGAAGAATTACGGGCGGGAATCTCCGACCCCGACGCATGGGCGCAGGAGTATGAATGCAGATTCATCGATGAAGCAACGGCATATATTACCTACGAGATGATTACATCCTGTGAAGATGAAAGAGCCGGTATAGAGATACAGAATATTGCAGCCCTGCAGGGTGATCTCTATATGGGGGTGGACATTGGACGCAAGAAAGACCTTACCGTTATATGGATATGGGAAAAAGTTGGAGATGTTCTATGGACTCGCATGGTGCGAAGACTCTTTAGAGAGCCATTCAGAATCCAGAGGGAAATATTATTTACCTATCTGCCCTTTACGCGCCGGTGTTGCATAGATGCTACGGGCCTCGGAATGCAGCTTGCCGAGGAAGCGGTCGAAAAATACGGGAGCCGCGCAGAGGCAGTCATGTTTACAGCTTCGGCCAAAGAGGATATGGCTGTTACGATAAGGAGACACTTTGAGGACAGAACCATCAGAATACCGATAGACCGGGAGATCAGAGACGACCTCCATTCAATTAAGAAAATTACAACCGCCGCAGGGAATACCCGTTTTGATGCAGAGCGAACCGACGCAGGACATGCAGATCATTTCTGGGCAGCGGCGCTTGGAACACATGCAGCAACAAACCCGACAGGCGTTGTAACGTATGAAACCGTATCCAGGCGCCCTATGTTTGGCCGGGTGGATGACAATTACGATAGATTCAGCAATGATGACCGGGGCGATACGCACAGGTCGGGTTTAGCCGGTATGAGAGGTGGGTGGTAATGATAGTTGATCAATACGGCAGGGACTTGTCCTCGCAAAGCAGGGGAATAAAGGCAAACAAGCCGATTCTCAACGAAATTGCAATACAGACAGTGCGGGATCGTTACGGTTCGTATCCGTCACAGGGTCTTACGCCAGAGCGACTGGCGACTATATTCAAAGAAGCTGACCAGGGCGATGTGATGCGCCAGGCGGAACTTTTTGAAGAGATGGAAGAAAAAGACCTTCACCTGACCGGCATTTTGCAAACGAGAAAGATTGCGGTAACCGGCCTGGAATGGGAAATACTTCCTGCGTCAACCACGCCGGAGGATAAGAAGATCGCCGAAGCAGCAAAGGAGATGATCGAGTATATAGAAGACTTTGAAGACGCCCTGTTTAATCTGCTGGATGCAGTGGGTAAAGGTTTTTCTGTAGGCGAAATAATGTGGGATATTTCAGAAGGCCAGGTCTGGGTTAAAAACATAGAGTGGGTGCATCAGAAGCGATTTACTTTTAATTCCCCCGATGTGATACTCAAAACACCGCAACTTATCACCGATGCAAATCCTATCTGGGGAGAAGAATTACCCCCGAATAAATTTGTTGTGCATCGTCACAAGGCCCGCTCCGGGGCTGTCCCTCGCGGGGGGTTGCTGAGGCCGTGTGCATATATGTACCTATTTAAGAATTATGATATCAAAGACTGGTTGATATTTAATGAGTTGTTTTCCGTGCCTATGCGCATCGGCAAATATTCGTCCGCAGCAAACCCTGCCGATATTGAAACACTGAAACAGGCGGTCTTTAATCTCGGCGTTGACGCGGCGGCGGTGATTTCGGATTCCACGCTGATCGAACTCGTCGAAGCCAAAGCGTCAGGAAGTAATACAACACACAGGGACTTTGCAGACTTCTGTGATAGGGCAATGAGCAAGGCAATTTTGGGGCATACCGGATCAGCCGAGGGGACACCGGGCAAGCTTGGCAATGAAGACCAGGCAAAAAATATCCGGCAGGATCTTCTCGAATCGGATGCAAAGGCTCTTCAGAACACAATCAAACTCGGGCTTTTTGCTCCCTGGGTAGCGTTTAATTATGGCGAGGGGAAAGGCGTCCCCATATTTAAGTTCCACTTCGAGGGCAGTGAAGACCTGGAGAAGACAGCAAAGGTCTACGGGGTACTCGTAAAAGATGTGGGTTATACGCGGATAGGTGTAAAGCATATACAGGAGCGTTTTGGCATCCCTGAGCCGGAAAAAGGGGAAGAGACAATAAGCAAGCCTCTGATTGGTAGCGGGGATAACAGACAACAGGCTAATTCCATAATGTTCAACACCGATGGCATGGCTAATGCTCTTAATCGCCTCTTCCCGGATCAGGTGGCAGTCGATGCAATCGAACTACCACAACCCGGACAGTTAGACCCTGTTACATCCCATATAATCACCATGATAAACAAGGGCGACACCTATGATGACATCGTGGCTGCGATTATAACCGCTTATCCGTCCATTGATATGCGGACAGTTGAACAATTGATGCAGAAAGCCATCTATGTGAATGACCTCTGGGGCGGCGCCAATGCCCGGTAAGCAGGCCGTTGATCTCTCTTATGCCATCGGTCTTCCCCCTGAAAAGGCAATTGAGTATTTTTCATCTAATGGATACAAAACTACATATGACTGGCAATCCCTATGGCAGGACTCCCAAACAAAAGCCTTTACAGTTGCAGGCGTCGCAAGGATGGACATATTGCAGGATATCAAGGGCATGATAGACAAGGCGATGGCCGAAGGAATGCCGTTGCAGGAATTTAAGGATAGTTTAATCCCACGTCTCCAGGCGAAGGGCTGGTTGTCCAATTCCCCCGAAAAAATGCCCTATCGTCTGGAGAATATGTATAGAACGAACATACAGACCGCATTCATGGCGGGCAGATACCGCGAGATGATGGAGAACGTCAAGGACCGTCCTTATTGGCAATATGTGGCGGTTATGGATTCCAGGACAAGACCGGCGCATTCGGCTTTAAACGGTAAGGTGTTCAGATATGATGATCCATTCTGGAAGGTGCATTATCCGCCGAACGGTTTTCAATGCAGGTGCCGCGTGCGCAGCCTCTCAGAGCAGGACGTTGAAGCAAGGAAGTTAACCGTCGAATCAGGCAAGGACAACATGGTATGGGAGGAAAGACTCACAGTCGGAGGCTACACAAAGCCCACAGCGGCGTATGTCGACCCTGTCACAGGGAAAAAACTCTTCACCGACCCCGGATGGAGCTACAACCCCGGCGAGAAGTTCTGGAAACCCGACTTGAGGAAGTACAACAAGGACATCAGGGCGGCCTTTGAAAAGGAAATGGCGGAGTTCAAGGCAGGGGTAACAAATCCATTTGCCGACCTTAAACCTATACAAGGAACACAGAAGGGCAGCAACCCTGGCGGCATATACGAGAACGTCGAAGGTGAGAAATTCTATGTAAAGTTCTACGCAGATGCAAATCAGGCAAGAACAGAATACGCGGCCAACAAGATTTATAAATCGCTTGGTGTAGAAGTTCCCGAATCTTATCNNCTTTCAGCGGGAATAAAAAACTTGCTTTTATAACAAAATGGCATCCCGATCTGAAACGGATAACTGCTCAGGAAATGACGCAACACCCGGAGGACTTGGCAAAGATATTTCATTCTTCGGTGCTTGTCAAAAACTGGGATGTTGTGGGTATGGAATATGACAACCTGCTTTTGAACAGCAAGGGTAAACTTACGCTTATTGACGCAGGGGGATCATTCAAATTCAGAGCAAAAGGACTGCCCAAATCCTATGGCACAGACATCGATGAAGTCTCTACATTCCTTAGCCCTTCCAAAAATCCACAATCGGCGAAAGTATTTGGTGAAATTGATAAAAACAATGCCCTATTTGGAAAGAAATATACAACATGGCTAAAAAAGCTAAACAGTTCCGGTGTTATGGACATTATGAAATCGGCAGGGTTTAGCGAAATCGAGAGCAAAGAATTAACCGATGCGCTCATAGCCAGAAGAAATTCCCTTGTGAAGTATATGAAATCGCTTGAAGGCGCCGGCGCCGATAAACTTAACATCAAACGTTATATGGGCAGTGGGTATGACTACTACAAGAGACAATACGTACAGGCAAGAGAGGAGATAAGGTCAATGCTATCAGAGCTTGAATACGTAATAACAAAGGGCTATACGGGGAATTCATACTATCACGACATCAACGGAACCCTCGTGAAGAAAGCGGGGGAAGTATATAACAGCCATTTCAGGGAGTTGGACGACAGAACTATAAACTCTATTAAGAGGCAAATGGACAACGCACTGGACAAGTTACCCAAAACCAACAACAGCGTGGTGTACAGGGGAACAAAGCTAACTAATGAAGTTATAGAAAGTAAATTTATAGAAGGCAGAAATGTAATTCTCCCTGGCTATCAATCCAGTTCAGAAACATCCCCTTTTACCTCTGGTAAAAATGTCATCTATAAAATAAATCTTACGAAAAAGGAAGGCGGCTTAGTCAAGTTAATAAGTGATTTTAGTTCAGAAAATGAATTTATTCTAAAATCAGGTAAACAATACAAAGTGCTGAAGAAAGAGATGATAAACAACAAATGGCATATTGAATTGGAAGAATTATGAATTTATGTCACACTGATAACAGCATTATTGCTCATGAGCCGCTCAAGTCTCGAATTAAGAAGAGACATTTGTTCATCTGTCAAATGGCCAAGGTCGCAGCCGTATTTTTTTGCAAACTCCTCAATTTGTGGTTTTTCTTCTTTAAACATAGGATCATCAAAGACATCCTTCAAATATTGATATTTTTCCGGTATCTCTTGCATGGTGTGTCCTCCTTATTTTTGCGCCCTGTACATGACCGACCATACGCCTGTGCAGGCATGATGGTACTCAGAATCACGGACAGAATCCTTGAAATTGGAATAATCAATGCCCTCGGCAAGGGATTTCACCTTTTCTGCAACCTCTTCACGAGGGATAAAAGCCCTGTACCGGTAATCTCTCTCCGGTGTTTTCTTAACCTTTGCATTAGAAAACAGCGCCTTAATGTGACCGGGAAACCGCGCGCGAACAATCATGTTATCAGGATTATCCCAGTCCTGAATGATAGAAAGAAACCCTTTGTTGGTAAATATCCACATGCTCATATTATAGCACATTTTGGAATGATAAGAGGAAATTTTTTATGGACATAACCATCAAAGTCGATGATACCGGCGTGCAGAACCTCTTAAAAACCCTGCAATCACGTATTAAACACATGCAGCCGATCATGAGAAGCATATCGGAGATCATGAGGGACGAAGTGGAAGAAAATTTCGCGCAGCAGGGCAGGCCGAAATGGGAACCTCTGAAAGCGTCAACCATCGCAAACAGGACAAAACAAGGATACTGGCCGGGAAAGATACTCCAGATGCACGGACACCTTGCAGCCTCTATATCGGCAAAGGCAACCGACACACAAGCAGTCGTTGGTACAAACGTGAAATATGCAGCCATACATCAATTTGGAGGCAAGACTCCACCAACCGTTATCAGACCTAAGAATAAAAAGGCGCTCTTCTGGCCGGGGGCAGCTCATCCGGTAAAATCGGTCAAGCGCCCCGGCGTCACTATACCGGCAAGGCCATTCCTCATCATACCTGAGACAGGCATGGGAAAAATAAGACAACGGTTGATCCAATATATTACAGATGGAGGAAAGTAAAGATGCTCATATTTGCGTTGTGGCGCATGAAAGAAAACAATGTGAGTAAATATACGG